CAAGTTGTGTGATTGGTTCTGGAACCATGCCAATCAAATTCTTGTTTGTTAATGTGAAATAAGAATTGTTGAATCCAGTATTCAAACCCATCGCAAGGCCCATTAAGCCTTCTGCGATATAGGTATTATTTGGAGCCGCATTGAAAGCCAAAGAAACGCTTCCGCTTGTTGCCGTGGCATTGTTGGACATAACGCCAGCCGTGCCAACAATTGAAAGCAACGTTGTTCCAAGAGGAATTCCGGTTCCAACAACCCCTTGCCCCGCAACAACTCCAGTTGCCGAAGTTAAAGTAATGTTTGGCAAACCATTGGTTGTTGCACAATTGGTTGTTGCCGCCGTCTGAACCGTGGCGTAAATTCCTTGATAACGGTTGTAATTGCCAGCTTTCAAGGTTGAAAAAATGTTTCCGGGGTCGCCGGTTGTAACATTGGTTGAACTTGTTCTGAAGAAGTTTTGACAAACCGGGGTTGCGGTTTGCGCCCATTCCGTCATTGCGATGTTATCACCATCGGAAGAACCTATAACGCGAAATAGATACCAAGTTGGCGAAACAATGCGGCAAGCCTGAATTGCTTCTAAGGAAGTTTCACCCAAAGTCGTAACGTTGATTTCAAGTCCAGTTCCAGAACCGTTTGTTGTTGTTGCAATGCCGCTTGTAACTGTTGCCCCGGTTCCTTGCTGAACAAAAGCCAAAGAACTTGGAATTCCGCCAGATTCAGCAGTCACTTTCAAAATTGCGTTTGAAATTCCAGTTGGATAAATCAAATCACCGAGAGCGTAACCCGTACCGGCAACGTCAATGGTAAACGCTCCAATTGCCGTTGCATCTTGCCGCCCAATCGCAAGATAAAAAGGGTTCGAAGAAGCGGCCAAGAAATTTTGCGCCGCCAAATACTCTTCCGAAGTTGAGGAAAACCCATAAGTCAACATCTGTTGAAGAATATTTGTTCCGCCTGAAAACAGAACAACTCTTCCCCCGGTCCCGTAACTTGGAATCGTTGCGCTATTTCCAACAATTAAAGCTTGATTGAAAGCCGGGGGAGCAACCGCATTTGCTTGAATGATTACGGTTGCATCAACGATGTTTGACAACGGAAGAGTTGGACTTGACATTATTCCCCCTGAATCGAAGCGTTAAAGTTTTGCTTGTCCGAAGTCGTTCCGATTACCTGAATCGTTGCAACCTTCGGAATGGTGATTGATTCGTTCACTTGCTCATTGAAGATAGCCGCCCAATCCCAACGTTCCCACCATTGTGATTCAAACAATTCCGGGTTACGATCCGGTGTTGTTGTATCTGGCACCAAATACAGATTTGACCCGGCAAGCGTATCATGCGGAAAATCTTCAAGCAACATTGATCTAATCAAACGCATGGAATCACAAGCATTCGGCCCATAAGCAACAAACGCAATGCGCCATTGCCGGGTATACGTTCTATTTTTCGATAGAATTTTTCCCTCAGTTCCTTCTAAAACTTGCCAAGATTCATCTCGAATGTTGTAATTCGTTGGTTCCAACACACAACGAATAAACAAAACGTCATCTTCAATTCCAAACGCAGGAGCACCTTTTTCCTGCCAACTTGTTCGAACCCGTGTATTGTACGAAGGATCAAAAAACGTAATTGTTTGCAAACCGTTCTGCGTTGGAGTAACGGAAAGTTGAATAAGAAGATTTGTTCCCTGTGTTGATATGCCTACAATCTCAGCGCCTTCGGGAATGTTAGGACCCGCAACCTGAAATCCATTTGCAATGTTAGCCGAAACAATTGCTGTTGAAATCACATTGGAAGAATCGGAAAGTTCGCATGGCAATTGGTATCCGGCCGTTAGACCCAACATTTGACAACAGAGCAATTGAAAAATTGCGTCAAGGTTTTTATCCGTGAGCGCCGAACTTGTTAGAACTTGCCCGTTTTGAAATGTTGTTGTTGTCATTGCCCGCTTATTCTAACTCCTATGGCGTGAAAATACCCAAAATCTTCCCATTGCCAAACTTTAACTAACCTGTATTTCTGGCCACGGTGACAAATAACGTCGCTCGTTCCTGCGAACTTATCATTGGGGCCGTAAGTGTGAGTTTCAAAAAGCGGTTCTTCGGAATGAAAACTTAACGAACCTTTAACGCGGTCCCCTTCCGGAACTTGATCCAATTCTTCAGGCGTTGCGGGTTGAACAATTCCATAGCCCGGAACAGTTTCTGTTTCGTTGACCCAAACTCCAGCCTTCCACGATCCCCCGCTTGAACGCTGAATTTCAAAATCTTGCGCGAAATCTGAGTCCGAAACTATTTCCGAAACGTCAATCATAAAACTTCTGTCACCCAAGTAATTGCTCTCCGCATTTGACCCGTATTAATAAGCGGAGTGTTTAGTTCATCCAGCGCCGACATTCCAACAAGCGGCATATTTTCGCTTACTGAATTCAAAACGTTCAAAGCTTTGCGAAGCCGCTTACCTGTAAGTTTAGAAAGCTTGCGGCGAATCGTTTCCGGCGAATTTTGCCGCCAACCGTTTCTTGGATCAGTAAACCATTTCTTCGCGCCATTTGCCCCAAGTGTTCCAACCTTTTTCAACATTTGGTTAGCTTCTGCTTTTTTGCCGTCCAGAACGTAATCGGCTGTTGCGTGTAAACCTTGTTCAAGCGGTTCATGATTTGCTTCAATACTTGGTTCGATCACCGGCCTAGCTGGAATGTGCCGAATAGGAGAACCGTTGGTGTGAATGAAAAGAAGGCCCGCGTTGGTTACTTCATCTTTTTGACTTTCGCGGTTTGTTTCAGCTTCAGGAATTCCAACATAAACCTTGGCGTTTTCTAGCGTTCCCATTGCTTCTTTTATGAAGCTTTCGCCATCGCCGTCTTCCGTCAATGTGATTGTTGGATTCACTCTTCTTTCTTCAACTTTTCTGCGGCAACTGCAAGCAACGAAGCAAGCTTATCCAGAACGCCGCAAATTGCGCCAATCAATCTTGTTTCATTATCAGGAGCCATGTTAACCCCCTTTCACAGAAACAACATATTGCCGGAACCAATCGCCTTTGCAAATGTTGCAAACTGTTGCCCATACAATGTTAATTGATACGATCCCCAATCTTCCAACCCCGGTAATGCTGTCATTCCTGCCGAAACATCCCCCGCGCTTTTTGAAGTCTTAACCCCAAGCGCCAATCCAGCTTCAGCAACGCGAGCCATAGAAGAACCCGGCCCACCCGCATAAGCTTTAATGAATAGTTCGCAATTATGAGCAATTAGAAGCCCCATTGCAAAAGGCCACAACTCGCACCATCTTTTAGATTGAATTTGTGCCGATGCAAGGTAAATGTAAGCCTTCATCACAAGAGCCGGAATCATTGGCGTTGTGAAAACATTAACATAAACCGTTCCAACTTCAGTTGTAGGCAACGAAAGAATCATCGATGGGTTCAAGCCAATTTGAACCGCAACGTTTGAACCATTTGCAGTTGCGTTATTGGACATTGTAATTGTGTTTCCAATAGCCGCAAGAACAGTTGTGTTGGATAGAATTCCGGCCCCGGAAATAGGCTTGCCTACAATAACCCCGGATGTGCTAGGAACGGTAATGTTAGCGTTCCCGGCAACGGTCGTTGCTGTAAGGATCAGCGGCCCCGGCGTCAAACTCTCGATCAGGGAGCCGACCTGAACACCCGGCCCGGTCACTAGCTGCCCTATAGCAAGGCCCGCAACGCTCGAAAGATTCAAGACGTTGCCTGTTGCCCCGTCAATCGTTCCTTGCACCCTTGTGGCGCATCCGGCGAACTGCGGGTGATAGCTTAGGAAGTCTGAAACGGAATAAGGCGGATTATCGCCAACAAGAACATTTGAGGCTGAAGCAATGAGAGCTAAACCGGCACTGCTCTCGTTACTCCAGCCCCAACATTCTTGAATGAATTGATCAAGGTTTTGCCAAGCCATTTGGCCCAATCCTTCGCGTTCGATTAAGCCGTTGTTCCGCCACTTCCAATGTCGTTGCCGTTCGGCAATCCAGCCCCCGGTTTCGCTCCCCAACCTGAATTTGGATCAGCTTCCTTGGGTTTTGTTTCTTCAGTCTTTGGCGCGGCGTTTGTTGGTGTTTTCTTCTTTGGAGTTGAAAGAACCTGAACAATGGTAATTGATCCATCTTCAACACAAAGACGAAATAAATCATCCGTCTTAATCCAATCCGGAACTTCCTGCGGGTTGACGCTTGGCGAAACAACAGTTTGACGTTTCAGAATCGCAGTTTTTTCATTCGTTACAGAATTGTGAACGATTTCATGATCCTGAAAATGAAGTTTCTTGCGGCAAATAATCTGCATTGTTAATTCCTCATTGAATACTGAAGAAGGGGCCGTTGCCAGCCCCTTCAAATTTTCCTCAACTAGAGGATGATTTAGGAAATTCCGTCAAGGTAATAGAAGGATTGACCCCGAAGGAACTGAACCTGTCCAATGCAGCCATTGAACAGCGTAACGTAAGCGCCGCCCTTGTCGGTTGTTGGAATGGTGAAAACCTTGCGAGCCGGTTGCGGTGCGCGAATCAAAACGTTCTTTTCATCATTCCGATAGAAGCAAGCCCGCCCGGTGCCGCCCGCGCCTTGAGTTGAAATCCAAGGATTCGCAACCGGCTTGAATTTGAAATCAACGCCAGAAGCCTTCGCAATGTTGTTGGCTTCGATGTAAGCGCCAACGCTCTGATAACCGCCAACGGTGCCAAGAACAAACGGTTGGAACAGAGTGTTGAAAGCGTTGTAATCAATCAAGCATGAATCCGGATACGCTGCGTTCGCGTAAACAGCTTGACCAATTGCAGCCGCCAAAGCGCCGTTCACATCGTATTGAATCTGAAGCGGGGTTTTGGTACTCCAGAGCCGCGAAGCGCCCGTTCCGGTTGCCGGGGCAAGCGCTGAAGTAATGTTCGTGTTGTTCAACAATCCGGGTTGACCCAACCAACCGTTGTAGCAAACAACTTCCATTGCCTTGTTCCAAACTTCCTGAACGCCTTCTTCAAGCAATGCGTTCAAAGAGAATGGAGCCGGTTGGCCGGTGCGAGCCGCTGTCGCAAGTTTCTCTGTGTCAAGAACGGTAATGGTGAAGCCTTGACCCCAAAGCCAAGTTTGCCAAACGCCCTTGATCAAGTTAACTTGCACTTCAGGAATATCGGTGTTGTTGGTATCCTGAAGACCGTATTGATTGCCGCCGCTTGTGCCGAAGTCCGAAGCGTAAGCCGTCAAATAGTCCGGAAAACCCCCACCGAATTTCACAGTAATGTCGCGGGGATGGGTCATACTTGAAAGCGGTTTGACCAAATCCGGCAACATCAATTCAAGTTGTGCGTTTAGAAAAGCAAAAGAACCCGAAGAAGCTGAATCAAAAGCAATGCTGCCGTTCCCCGCTCGCGTGATCATAATTGCAATTCCTACCTTTCGAAAATTTGCTTTCGATTCAATCCAACACCGCCGAAGAATTAAGCGGCAACTCTGTTTTTCAGGGTAATTTCCGCAACGCCGTTTCCGTCCAGCACTCCGGTCGTGAAAACAACGCCGGGGAGCGCAACCGTAAGAAGTGCCGAAACCGTGATTGTGAAAGTATCGTTTGTAATGAACACAACCGATCCTTCCGTAAGCGTGAAAGCAATGGTTCCGTTGTTGAATTTGGAAGTGTGGGTTGCGGTTGCAACAATGGTTCCGGTTCCAATGATGTTTCCGTTGGCATCGGTTACCTTGTACGCCGTTCCGCTTGTGAACGTTACCGTGTAAGCTTGATTCGTTGCATTCGGCCCGATTGCCAACGCAGTTGCGGTTCCGTTGCCAGTATTACCGCCGCCCGCCGCCGCAACAATGCTTCCATCCGGAACCGCTTCGAAATCCCCAACGGTTCCCGCTGGAATTGCGCCGTTTAGCGCAAGCCGGGTATAAACCGGCCCTTGGGAAATCGGTTGACCATTGGCAACATACACATCAACAGAGCCGCGCTCCAACAATCCGCCGATGGTTCCGGGGGCAAAGCTTCCAAAGTACGGCGTTTGATTGCCAACGTTGCCCAATGTTGAAAAATTCAAATTCGTTTTGACGTTGCGAACCGCAATGCCCGCGAACAAGGAAGCAAGAAAAATTC